AGGATGAAATGTAGGCATCAATAGCGGTAGTTGTTCCTGTTTCATTGTTGTTCAACCCATTCTCGTGATACACCAAGTTGTTGCTGTACGTAGCCGCCAAGGGGAAATCAAGCAAGCCAGAATCGAGCCACGCTGTACGTTGCATTGTGCCGTAGTACCAGATTTTCTCTAGGTAGTTATAGATGACGTAACGGTCAATTTCGTTGCTACCAGAAGAGCAGTAGAACCACCAGACTTCGTTAAAGCCTTCGTTCGTACCCGCAAACACCTGCGCAGCTTGGGCTTGATTAAAGTCTCCAAATATGTGGCGACGCAAGTCACAGTTAAGCGTTTGCACACGGCCATCGTAGGAGTAGAACTTATCTACGCCCATCCAGTACACGATACCAGAAGCAATCACAGCGGCGTTGGGGCCTTCAATAGAGATGTTGTCACCCAGCAGTTGGGGTGCCCAGACATAAGGGGGGCCAAGGTATTGCAGAGAATACACAGCCGAGTCGGTAAACACCAGCACCTCTTGACGAGTCTGAACTGTGGCCACAATTTCAGAGCCGTGAGACACCCGCACAAAACCTGCTTGGTTAGTGGGGTCAGGCGTCCAGTTGTATGGGTCATCTTGCGCTGACCAGCGAATCAGCATGGGGTCAAGCACTGCACTGCCGTAGTCGTTACAGCCAAACACAATAATGAACCTAGAGGAGTCTGATACCGTAATGCTGTTTTGTACAGTTGGCACGTCAACAATAGTAGACACTGCGCCCGTGCCAGAGGAAGACGTATTAACTTCAGCACCTGCTGCATCTAGCAGATTAAACGTTAGGCCGTTGACGTTGTACACATAGTAAGTAGTACCCGCAGTTACACCTGTTGGTAAGGAGCCACCAGAGAATTTAAGCGCCGCACCTTCTGTGTAGAGAACTGTTGAGGTTACAAGTGTGGGAGATGCGTTAGTGAACGATACTGTACCGCCAAGAGAGTTGAGCAACACGCCACGAGTTGTTACCCCGCCCGTTGCATCCCAATAATAAAGACCACCACCACGGGGGCCAAAGACCAAGTCTTCGCCGTAGTTAATCTGACTCCAAAGTTGTAGGCTAGTAACTGAAGTAGTACCATTACCCCATGTGCCAGCACCCCAAGCGCCCGCGCCCCAACCCGTCAAGGGAATTGCAAACGCAGGGCCAGCGTTAAGTTGATACGCCGCAGAAACTGCCGAGCCGCCTGTGGCCCCTGCCGCAACCACAGTTGGCGACGTAGAAATTGTGTAAGAGTTAGCGTTGACTACCGTGATTTGAAACTGCGCATTCAGGGTTGACGCATACGTGCCTGTAACGCCACTGAAAGTCACAAACGAACCTGTTGTAGCCCCGTGTGCTGTAGCCGCCACTGTGACTGTGGTTGTGCCGTTGCCCGTAAAAGGGTCTGTGCCAAGCGTAGTGGTTACGCGGATAGGCGTAATGTCGTAGTACGCACCGCCATTTTGAATGTAAAACTTTGTATTAGTACCAACGCCGACTAGGTTGAGGTTGCCCAGCGTTGTCCAGTTCCAAAGCGAACGGCAAGTGCCGTTGTATGTTTGAGGAGATGCGTTGCCAGCCGCCTAAAATCTCGGGGTTGCCTTGACGGAAACGGATTTTGTCGCACTCATACCATCCACCTTCCGTGGTGTAGCGGGTGTTTTCTTTGTTGACCCCCGGCTTGAACAGTATTTTTTGTAATGGCATCGGTCAATCCAGTAAGGCGCACTCAGCCGTGCGGCGTTTTAACAAGCCCGGCAAAACCTTGCCGCCACCTTTAGTCCAGAGCATCAGTTGTTCCTTTGCCCCTTCCCAATCATTGGCGTTGATTTTCCTCTTTAACGTGCTTGTTTGCAAGCGCCCAATACCTAAGTTGTAACAGAAATCTACGATGGCGTTTAGCTTTCTTGGGTCGCCTTGAGCAGCAATCACCAGTAGGTTTGGGCAATGCCTGACTGCACCGGGTGCGTAGGTGTGCAGAAGCTCCGCCATTAACAGCGCTCTGGCTGTCGGCTCGTCCATCGGAGGGTCTTCCAATGTTACCTTGCGCCCATCAGCGTAGTAGGTAGAGCCGTACCCAATCGTAGCCACATTAGCTGGACACAGGTACGGCTTGGCCCGATAGCCTTCAAACCGTCGGCACAGTTCAGCGGCTAGGTCTAGGTTCATATACCGCGCTGTTTCAGAGTTCTATCGAGGAACCAATAGTTAATTGTCCCAGACAACAGGGCTGAGAAGTCAGGCGACATCATGGTCTTGAATACTTCTACGGCTGGCGCACCAGCAAGCCATGCGTTCCATGCAAACCAAACGTGGACAAAAGACCAGACAAACAATATCCAATATGTAACGACAGGACGCACGGATGCAGACAGACTAGCCGCCCAGCCACCCGCCGCTTTGACCATCTCAGCTTGCTGATTGATCGCGGCATTGAAGGCATCCATGACACCAACGTCAATAGCAGCTTCTCTTTGAGCGCCAATCTCGGCTAACTTCTGTTGCCCACGAATCTGCTCCAACTCGCACTGACGGCTAAACATTGCCATCTCATGCAGGCGCTCGTTCTTCTTGTCAAAGAACTTCAAGACTTCAGGGGCTAAACGGAACACGCCGCCAAAGATGCCACCAAGTAAACCACCGCTTAATATGTCAAACATTTGATTCCTTAATCGTAAACATTAGATTCTTGTGCGAAGGGTAGTTCACAATGACTTCACCTTCTGGGCACTTGTATTTGATGTGCGCCATCAAAGTAGCAACTCCGGGCGTTACTTGTGAAGTAGTGTCTAGTTTAAACTTATACCCAAACTTATCCACTGTGTCGCTGGCTGGGCCTGAAAACGTGGCAATGCTAGGCTTGGCGGGGTGTACCACCAACTCAGAATCCCGCACCTCTAGCTTGAATGCCGTAACTTCGCAGTTATCCCTAATCTTCTGACGGGCTACTACAACCTTGAATTCGCCGTTTGCAGGCGCATCGGATATTTGAAAGTGCTCTGGCGACCACTTAAGGATGTCTTTGTGAAACACACCAAACTTATCGGCAAGTGTATAGCCCCCGCCAATCATGGCAGTTGAGGCAGTTACTGCGCCAATAATTTTGGTGTAATACTCAAGTTCCATTTCTTTACCACGCCCATGCAATCATGTAAGTACAAAAAATAACAAAGGCCGATATACAGGCGGCTGCAATGATTGCCTCCGCCCAGTCCCACATAATCAGTTAACGGTTACGTCAGTCACGGCCTCTTCAGGCTTGGCTTCTAACGCTGCTTTTAACATTGTGAAGAAGGCATCTCTGCCCACTTGGAGTTGGTCAAGCTGGAACTTGGTAGAACCAATCTTGCGCTCAAGGTCTGCAACGTGATTTAACAACATCTGCTGTTGCTCTGTCATGTCTTCTACTTTGAACTCAACGCCGTCGATAGTTACGATTTGGGATTGTTGGTTTGCCATTTCGTATTTCCTTTTAATGCGCCACCAAGATCGGGTGGTGGCTTCCCGTTAACTTATGCGCCCCAAGGCAATGGTGTGTTTGCAGGGCTGACAGGCGGTGTAATCATGCTGTCGATTTGACCCTGTACACATTGCTGTGCGCTGGTGATGGCTGACTCAGGAATCCAACCGATCACAATGCTTTCAGTTAGGCTTGCGTAGGGGATGAATGCACCCTCTTGGTCAGCAGAGTTGAACTGCGTGTTGCCACCGATGGATGCAGTGTTAGCACCGTCCACGCCTGTGACTTCCCAGAGGGCGTTCACTACGTAGTTAGGGTCTGGCTGTTGCAATGTGTACATAGCCGTGATGCGGGTTGTAAAAGTTGTTGCCATGTTAGGCTCCTTTCAAAGTTGCAAGTTCGGTTTTCACCGAGTCGAGTTGAGATTTCAAGTCTTTAATGGCGTTAACCATGTACCAAGTCAAATTGTCGGCATCCACTGACATAACGCCTGTTGATTCTGTTTTGACGCATTCAGGCAAAACTGCTTGGAGTTCTTGAGCAATTACACCCAACTGCACACCTTCTTTTTTAACGGCAGTTGTTGTTGCAAGTTCTGTAACTTCTTCAGGCAAACGATATTCAAAGTTGCGTACACGAATAGAATTAATTTTTTCTAGTCCATCATTGTTGTCAACAATGTTTTTCTTAAGGCGTTGGTCAGAAGTGGTTGACCAAGTAGTTGTGTTGGCTCCGTTATACGCACCAGAAGGATTGCCAATAAAGGCGGTATCAGTACCTTTACCTTGTATGTTATAACCAATAACAGTTTCGCCACCAACTGATGAACTACTAGAATTTGCAAGTCTACCAATGTAAATACCAGCACTACCAGTAGTGTGACTTGAACCCGTTTCAGAACCTAAATAAACATTTACTTGACCTGTGGTTAAATTTTGACCAGCCAAATAACCAAGTGCTGTGTTGTTTGATATTCCACTTACGCTGTGATTAGCTAAAGCCAGATAGCCAATAGCAGTAATGCCGTTACCACCTGTGTTTATTCCACCAGCTTCAAAACCAAAGAATGAATTGTTTGCGCCTGTTGTGTTGTTTAAACCAGCACCTTTTCCAACAAAAGAATTGCTTACGCCCGTTGTATTGTTATACCCCGCCTGATAACCCACGGCTGTGTTGTTATTTGCTGTGGTGTTGGAGTAAAGGGATGAAATACCTAATGCTGTATTACTTCCACCAGTGGTGTTTGCATACAGGGATTGATAACCAAAAGCCGCATTGTTTGATGCCGTGGTGTTTGAAAGAAGAGCACCATTGCCAAAAGCCGAATTTTGAGTACCAGTGGTGTTATTGGTTAAAGCACTACCACCAAAAGCATCAATGTAGTAGCCAGTAGTTGTTAGTCGAGCCGCATCATAACCAACTGCTGTACAGCCATTCTGAGTTGTCAAACTTTGCAAAGCACGATAACCAACCGCTGTTGAAACACCGCCAGTACACGCACTTAATGCCAGATAACCTATTGCAGTTAGACCTGTTGCAGTTGTATTTGCGTACCCCGCCTGATAACCCACGGCTGTGTTGTTTGAGCCTGAAGTGTTTAAAGCTAATGCGGCAGAACCTAATGCAGTGTTATAAGAACCAGTTGTATTTCCATTCATTACTGCATAAGTAGCAGGGTCACGACCACCAACAGCAGTATTTGATGCGCCTGTTGTGTTTGAGCCTAAAGCATTGCTTCCTACGGCAAGGTTGTTAGCGCCAGTGGTGTTGGAATACATAGCCTCAATACCAACAGCGGTGTTGTTACTAGCAGTTGTATTGGAATACAAAGCCTGTGAACCTACTGCTGTGTTGTTATTGCCAGTTGTGTTGCTATATAAAGCAATACGACCCAAAGAAACAGTGTTGTTGCCAGTTGTGTTTGAGTTACTAGATTGATAACCAAATGCGGTGTTGTAAGAAGCTGTGGTATTGGAGCGTAAAGCACCAGCCCCCATCGAGGTGTTGTAACTACCTGTAGTGTTTGCGTAACCAGCAGGGTATCCAGCGGCATCATATGCACCAACAAATACATTGTGTGTACCAGAAGTGTTTAAAAATCCAGAGGAAAGACCAATAAACGTGTTATCACTTGCCGTTGAGTTATATCCCGCATACGCACCCAATACCGTTAAACGAGTTCCCGTGACGTTTGAGTACAACGCCTGATACCCTACAGCAGTATTTTGAATTGCTGTGGTGTTAGAGTTAAGGGCTTGCTGACCAACTGCCACATTTGTTGTGCCAGTAGTGTTGGAATACAACGCTCTTGTTCCAATACCAGTGTTGCTATCGCCAGTATTTAGTTCAAGTGCTTGTCTACCAACAGCAGTATTGCTACCACCTGTGGAGTTTGTATATAAAGCCCGTACACCGATGGCTGTATTCTGACCGCCAGTTGTGTTTGAGTAACCAGCCAAATAACCAAAATGTGCTAAATCAGTTCCCGTGGTATTGCTATACCCCGCTTGATAACCTACAGCAGTGTTGTTAGATGCTGTGGTGTTATATGTTAATGC